TCCTCGACTGGAACCTCCGTTTCACCGAGGAGCAGTATCGCTTCCTGAGCAAGTTGGCCGAGCAGCGGAGGCGACTCGGCAAGCCAATCCCCAAAGCACTACGAGACAAGCCCAACCTACGCGAAGAACACGCAGACTTATGGATTGCATTCATCGATTTGAGCGGATCGCGGACAGCGGGTTTTGGCCCGGAGCCGATCCAGATCTCGTCGGTGAAGGACTGGTGCGTTGTTCACGGTGTACCCCAGTGGAGGTGGCCTACGTTCTGGAGTGTGATTCGTGCGCTCGACCGGGCGTGGTTGTCCAAGGCAACGGAGGCTGTGAGCAATGACGACTCTTCGGGTAGCACTCGACGCGGCGCAGATGCTGGCAATCAGCAAGCAGGTGGCCGCCGCGCTCGACGAAATGGGTCGCAAGGCAAAGGAAACAGGCAACGCCTTCGATAATACCGAGCGTCGAACGGAAGCTACGGCTCGTAGCTTGGACACTACCCGCGAAAGCCTCAAGGCTACCGCTGGAGCTATTCAAGCCGCAGGCAACGTCCGCAACCTTGTCGAATCTCTCAAGCAAGTTGACGGCGGTTTTGCCAGCGTTGCCAACGTGGCGGCCAATGCGGCGCAGACCTTGCTGGCATTTGCGCGAGCGGCTGACGATTTCAGGGATTTGCAGCAGCTCGGCACCGTGTTCGTTGACTTGCCGGGTCCGCTGAACGAAGCAGCGCAAGCGGCTGAAGGGGTGGGCGATGCGGCGCAGGCGGCGGGCGCAGCCATCGGGGCGCAGGCTGCGGCGACCTCGACGGCGACGGGTGCCACGAGCCTGTTCACGCGGGCCACGTTGGCCCTGCGCGCGGCATGGGCGGCGCATCCGGTGCTGCTCATTGGCACCGTCCTCGCGGCTGCGGCGACGGCCATGGCGGCCTTTGGCAGCAGCACGCGCAAGACCGCCGACGACACGGCTGCCCTCAGCGAGCAGCAGAAGGCATTGGAGCAGGCACTGAAGAACGTGCAGCGCATCCGTGCCGAGGGCAGGTTGGGCGAACAGTTCGGCATTGCCGGCGCAGCCGACACCGCCCGCAGGCGCGAGCGCGAGACCGTGTTCCAACAGGCTGTCGAGGTGGAGCAGCTGCGGTTGCAAGGCGGCGGCCGCGTGCCTTTGTCCACTCTTGGAGCCGCTGGCACGCCCGAGGATATCATCAGCAGCCGGGCGCGGCTGACCGTCCAGTTCCAGCAGGATCTTGATCGCGAGACACAAGCTGCGGCCTTGCGTCTTAGGCAGACCCTGCGAGGCGAAGGAACTGGTCCGCTGCCGACTTTGTCGCAGAAGCAACTTGATGACCTGCGAACGCGAGTCACCAAGGAGGTGCGCGACTCCTTCACCGTCGGGTACGACGAGGCCATCCAGATCCTTCAGGGCCGCTTCGACGAGATCGGCGAGGGCATCCAGCAGGCGACTCAGTCAGCACAACAGCAGGCGCAGCCCAGCGGCGTGGCTTTTGGCATCAACGAATCCATGGGTCGGGTGCAGGCGCAGATCGACGCCGAGATCGCCCGCCGTGCAGTCATCGACCAGATCAACGGGGGGCTGGCCGAGGAGAATCGGCTGGCCGGTCTGACCGAAAGCGTGCGCGAGCGCGAGATCGCACTGCTGCGTATCAAGCAGGAAGCGGCACAGCAGGGCGTGGAGCTGACCGAGCAGGAGCTTGCCAACATCGAGGCGCAATACGCGGCACGCCAGCGGCAGACGCAGTTGGAGCGTCAGGCCCAGTTCAACCGCGAGGTGGTGCAGCCGTCCGAGGAGGGGCTACGCCTCGCCGGGTTCGACCAGAACGAGCGCGAGATCCAAGCTGCTATTGCCGCCGCGCAAGCGCAGGCGCAGAGCAGTGGCGTGCAGTTGCGTCAGGCGGAAGCCGATCAGATCCGCGCCAACATGGAGGCGATGCAGCAGATGGAAGTGCTGCGTGCCACCGGTCAGGAAGTCGGCAGCGCATTGGGCAACGCCTTCGTCAACGCGGCCACGGGCGTCGGCACCTTGCGGCAGGCATTGGCTGGGCTGCTGCAAGACTTGCTCCGCATCGCTGCACAGCGTGCCATCCTTGGTCCGCTGGCAAATGCTTTCGGAAACCTGTTTGCTGGTCCCGGCGGCGGCAATGGCTTCGGCCAGACATCGGGGCAAGCAAGCTATGATGCCGGAGCTGCTAGCCAGACCTACCGAGGCAACACCTTACCCGCACCGTAACCCATGGGCTTCCACGACGAACGTTTGCCGACCGAGATCGACTACGGCTACCGAGGCGGCCCCGGGTTCCAGACCGTGGTGCAGACCACGGCCTCGGGCCACGAGGAGCGCATCACCCGTTGGGGTGAGGCACGCCACCGCTACCGCTGCGACAAGTCGCTGCTCACGCCAGCCGACGCGCAGGCCCTCAAGGACTTCTTCCTTGCCCGCCGGGGTGCGCTGCACAGCTTCCCGTTCAAGGACTGGAACGACTTCACCTCGGCGTCCAACGGCATCGCGACCCCGACCAACGTGGACCAAGAGATAGGCACCGGCAACGGGACCAAGAAGCAGTTCCAGCTCATCAAGACCTACAACGTCGGGCTGGTCAATCCATACGTCCGGTCGATTACCCTCGTGGTCACGGGCAGCGTGGTCGTGTCGCTGGACGGGGTCAACCAAACCAGCGGCTGGACCGTGTCCCGCAGCGGCGTGGTGACGTTCACGTCGGCCCCGGGCAACGGCGTGGTGGTCAAGGCAGGCTACGAGTTCGACGTGCCCGTACGGTTTTCCGAGACGGTGGACCAATGGATGGCTGCCCAGCAGGGGGCCTACCATTTGCACGAAGTCAGCGACATCGAGCTGGTTGAGGTGCTGGACGAGACTGAGCTGCCCGACCCGTGGGATCCGGGTGGTAGCTACGCGGTCACGACCTCCTCGGACATCACCATCGGGGTCACGCAGGGGCGGCTGGTCGTGGTCACAAACGCCGCAGGATCGACGAGGAACGTCTATCTCCCTGCCCCCACCTACCTCTCGGGGGGCGTGTATTGGACGCTTCAGAACGCCGCAGGGAGCGCGTCAGCCATACAGGTGCGGGACGATGCCGGGGCGACGGTCGGTAGCACCATCGCGGCGGGCGCGACCAAGACCATCGGCCTGCTGGACAACGGCTCAACCAAGACGTGGGTGCTGTGGTAACGGCCAACGACATCGAGTTCGGCGGCTCGGTCACCTTGACCCTGACCGCAGGCGACGTGCTTGCGCTGCGTGCAGGCTACGGCCAGCCTCGGCTGTACGAGCTTGACCCCAGCGAGCCCGACTGCACCGTCAGCCTGCCCGATGCTCGCCGCCTGCGCACGGGCGTGGCCCACTTTGTGGTCCTCAACGCCGACAACACGGACAGCTTCGACATCCTCCTCAACGACGGCACGACCACGCTGACGACCGTACAGACGGGCAAGCTCGTCATCCTGCACCTGCAAGCCAACGCCACAGCCAACGGCACATGGGTCGTAGAGACCCGCGACAGCTTCGCCAAGGGCAGCTCGTTGGGCACCAATCGCTACCCGGTCACGCTGATCTTCAACGAGAACGTGGACCGCCCCAACCTTTCCTTCCTCGCGCAGCAGCGCGGCTGGGACGGCGTGTCGCCTGTCGCCATGGTGGTCACGGTCAACTCAACCGGCATCGTCTACAACGCCGACCAGACGGGCGGCACGGCTACGCCCGAGGCCAGCCTGCGCTTCGAGGGCTTCCCTGCCAACAGCACCTTCTTGCTGGTCAACTTCGGGCTCATTGCAGGCCGAGGCGGCAGGGGTGGCAATGGCGGTCCGTTCGCGGTCACCAAGACCAGCGGCCAGCCCGGCGGCAGTGCGGTCAGCACCGACGCCAACCTGACGCTAGCCAACTTTGGCACGATCCAAGGCGGTGGCGGTGGTGGCGTAGGCACGACCGGCGGCTCGGGTGGTGGCGGTGCAGGCTATGCGCCCGGCCTTGGCGGCAACATCTTCGGGGCAGGCAGTCAGTACCAAGGCTTTACGGGCTCGCAAAACATCGGCGGCGCAGGCGTTGGTGACCCCGGCACGACAGGATCAGGTGACGGTGGCGCGCGCGGCACGGCTGGCACCAGCAACTTGACCAATCAGCCATCGCTGACGGGAGGCGCAAAGGGCTGGGCCATCCTGCGGATTGGCACGCCGACCATCACCACGATCAACGCGGGCACGCAGTTCGGGGGAACGTCTTGACCTACCAGCGCGGCAACGCAGTGGCGGCGGCGCAGACCTACCGCAGGTCGAAGACGTGGTGCAACATCTACAGCATCTTCCGCCGCGACGGCGTCGAGCTGCGCTTCACGGACCACACTCGTGCGCTGACCATTGACGGCAAGGTGTACATGCCCATCGGGTCGGCCACGATGTCCGCCGAACGGCGCGAGTCGGGGCTGAAGACTGGCGACGTGGAGGCCACGGGTTACCTGTCCACCGAGGTGGTCAGTGCCTACGAGTCCAACAGCACGGGCAGCAACACCAGCGTCAGCCTCAACGACACGGCTGCCAACTGGGCACCGAACGCTTGGGTGGGCTACACGGTCGAGAACCTTGCCAACAACGAAACCCGCGTGGTCATGGCGAACACGCCGACCATGTTGCTGCTGCGGTCGGCATGGTCCTCGACGCCGACCACCGGGGCGTACCGCATCCAGCACCAGTCGATCATCTACACCGACCTGATCCGTGGGGTTTACCGCGACGCGCGCGTGCAGACGGCCACCATCGACTGGCGGCGTCCGTACCTGAAGCACTACGGTCAGGTTCGATTCATGCGCGACGTTCGCAGCGACGGCCACCAGTGGACCATCTCGCTGGAGTCGCGAGCGCAGGTGTTGCAGAAGCCCATCGGCGGCGACCGTGGCGGCATCTACACGCCGACCTGCCCGTACAAGCTAGGCGACCTGACGACCTGCAAGGCCGACATCACGGGGGATGTGCAACTCACGAGCAGCGCAGCCGAGACCGTCACGGCCTCGACGCCGTTGACGCTGACCCGCAGCGGCACCGCGTGGACTACCAACGAGTGGGCCGACTACCGCGTGCTGGTCATGACGGGAGCTGGCAAGGGTCAGGAGCGCAAGATCGTCAGCAACGGGGCGCAATCCATCACCGTGGGCATCGCCTTCAACCCGACGCCTGCGGCTAGCGACACGTTCAAGATCGGGCGTGGCTTCCAAGTCACGACGGTCACGGATGCCCGCAAGGAGATCCGCATCTCGGGCATGGACGCCAAGCTCGACGACTACTTCCGCGACGGCGAGATTGAGTGGACCGTGGGTGCCAACGCTGGCGTGGTCAGCCCGGTCTACCAGTACACGGCAAGCAACCGCAATCTCGTGCTGCTGGTGCCGACGCCGTACCCGATCACCACGAACGACTTCGGCATCATCCGCCCCGGATGCGATGGTCTCGTGACCACCTGCCGCGACAAGTTCAACAACGTCGCCAACTTTGGCGGCTCACCCTACGACCCCGGCAGCGGGTTCGTCCTGAGTACCCCGGGCCGTGGCTAACCCTTCCGACATCGCTGCGGCTGCGCTCGAACTCGTGGGCACGCCCTACCACCACCAAGGTCGGCTGCCCGGCGTGGGCCTTGACTGCATCGGGGTGCCGATTGCAGCAGCTCGAAAAGTCGGCATCCAAGTCCATGATTTCAAGGGCTACGGTCAACTGCCGCAGCCAGAAGTGCTCATGCGCGAGATCGCGCTCGACTGCGAGCAGGTGCCGATGGAGACCGCACAGAAGGGCGACATCTTGTGCTTCAAGTCGGGGGCCTCAACGCCCACGCACTTCGGCGTGCTTATCGACGGCGAGCGGTTTGTCCATGCGTACAACAAGCTCGAACGGGTGAGCATCCAGCAGTTTGACCCGAGGTGGTATCGACTGCTGCACAGCGTCTGGCGCATCAAGGGGGTTGGCTGATGGCAATCGTTGGGGCATTGGCACTTACTCAGGGCAGCGCACTCATCTCTGGTGGTGCGACGTTTGCCAACACCTTCTGGGCTGGCATGGCTGGCTTTGCCATCACCACGGGTGCGGGAATCCTTGACAGCCAGTTCGTGATGCCTGCGCTGTTGGGTGACGGCAACAAGCCCGGCACCGCTCGCGCCGCCAAGTTCCTGCAACTGCCCACGATGACCAGCTCGCCGGGCAGCCCGCGCATCTGGGCCTATGGCACGCGCCTGCGCGTACCTGCACACGTCATGTTCATGACGGAGAAGCAGCGCAACACGACGGTGTCAGGCAAGGGTGGATCGCAGGCCCGCGCCAACGTGCTCAAGGTTTGGTCGGACTTGGCGATAGCCTTGAACGACCGCAGCAATCGAGCCATCGCGAGCCTCATTGGCGATGGCCGCCTGTTCTACTGGACCGACCGCGACCTTCTCAGCATCCGCACCAGCGGCATGTCCTGCGTTGCCAGCAACACCAACTTCTTGACGGTCACGATGGCCTCGGCCAACGAGATCGACTTGAGCAACCGCTTTGCTGGCCGCGCCATCTACCCGCCCGTCAACAGCACGGCGACGGTCTCCAGCGTCAGCGGCTCAAGCCCAACGATCACCATCACGGTGATTGGTAGCCCCGGATGGACCACGAACCAATGGGCTGGCAAGGTGTTCGTGATTACGTCCGGCCCGCGACTTGGTGAACGTGGCCGCATTACGTCCAACAACGCCACGCAAGTTGCAGTTGAGCGCACTACGACTGGTGGTGTGGGCATCGTCAACCTTCCGCAGAACGGAGACGAGTACGTCATCGCTGACGTTGGCGACGTGGTCGAGCTGCGAAACTGGGATACGTTTACAGTCAACGGGCTCTATCAGATCCTCTACATTCGCCCGCACCGTTTGGCTGGCAGCAGCTTTGCGCTGCTTGAACCCATTTTGACTCGCACGGGTGGAACGGTTACGCCAGCAACTAGCAACGCTGGCACACAGCAATCTCCCGGCAGCATTGCAAGGCTAGACAGCGGATGGGCTGGAAAACGCAAAGTCTTATACAGTTACAGCACTTTGCTTGGGTCACCGCGATGGTACTTTGAGCGTGCTGATCTTGCCTCGGCAACTTTTGGTCCAGCATTATCCGCTGGCATGACAATCAATATATATGGGTATGGCGGAAGCACGCTGACGCGCAAGATCACGCGCATTGACAACGAACAGCGCATCTTTCTAGACGGTGCCGCGCCCAGCACAACCGCATCGGTTGTCACGAACATCGCCATCTTCCCTGTAGAGGGAACGAACAGCCCGCCCGACTTGTACGTCGGAACTCCTGAGTACTTCGACGGCTCGCAGGTCACGAAGTCGAGCATCATCACGCAGCACATTGAGGCAACCGAGGTGCCGGACTTCCGTGGTCTGAGCTACATCGTGTTCGACGAGTTCAGCCTGACCGAGTTCGGCAACCGCGTGCCCAACATCGAAGCCGTGCTTGACCCGTCGCTGTATGCCAACTGGCAGGAGGCGTTCTCGTTTTTGTGCGACCGGCTGGGGCTGGCAGCAAGCAGCCGCAACCTGTCGAAGATCGCCCGCGACCCGTTCGAGGGCTACTACCTGCGCGGTGCGGTGCCCGGCGTCACGGCCTTGCAGCCGCTCATGGTTGCCAAGGAAGTCGTGACGCAGGACCGGGACGGCGTGCTGCACTTCTTCCCCATCTCGCAGGCCGAGGTGGTCAGCATCCGCAACGGCGCGGACTACAGCGACATGGGTGCGGCCACGAGCAACCAGCGGGCTGACTCGAAGTTCAGCGTGGCACAGGTCGAGAAAACGGTGCTGCCTTCCAGCGTGGGTGTGCGACACCAAGACCCCGACAACTTCTACGCCGACGGCTACCAGCACTTCGGCATCCGTGGGCCGACCGGGGCAGGGCACGAGAACCGCGAAGAGGTGGACCTCTCCACGCTGGTCTTGACGCGGCAGGCTGCACGCAACCTTGCAGGCGCAGTGCTGCGCAGGACGTGGATCAACAGCACGACCTACGAGCTAGAGCTGCCTGCCAGCTACTGGCACCTGATGGAGAACGACGTGATTTCGTGGACCGACGACGAGTCCATCGTGCACGCGGCCCGCATCATCCGCATCGACCGTGGCACCAACTGGGTCATCAAGATCACGGCGGTAGCCGAGGACATCGCTGGCGGCTACATCGGCAGCGCAGTGCAGAGCGGGGCAGGCCAGCAGCTTGCCTTCACCGACGCGCCTGCGGACATCACGCCGCTGATCCTCGACATCCCTGCGGTGTTCGACATCGAGACTCGCGCACCGGGCGTGTACCTAGGCGTAGCTGGCCCGGTCGGCAGCGAGTTCCGTGGCTGCACCATCTACGAGTCGCTGGACGCGGGCGTGTCGTACAACGCCATCGGCAGCGTGTCGCAGCAGACTACGGCTGGCACGACGGTGGACGCGCTGGACACTTACAGCGGACAAAGCTGGACGGCTGGCTCGGCCACGGTGACGTGGGACAACAGCAGCAACGTGCAGGTGCAGCTTGACAACGGCACGCTGTCCACGGTGACGCAGGCGCAGGTGCTGGCTGGCGAGAACTGGGCACTCGTCGGCAACGAGATCGTCGGCTTCACGACGGCCACGCTGGACGGCCCCGGGCTGTACACGCTTTCGGGCTTCCTCCGCAACCTGCGCGACCAGATCGCCGAGCCGGACATCGACGCCGACAGCCACGTCGCGGGCGAGCGGTTTGTGCTGCTGACGCGCTTCGAGGCCACGGGCAAGTTCAAGACCTACCCCGGTCCAGCCAACGTGGGGCAGACCATCCGCTACAAGTTCGTGGCCCCGGGCCAGGACATCGTGGACGTGACGCACCAGTCGCTGACGCTCAAGG